GGAAAGAACTTTAGTAACTTTCCTAGGTAGTCATCCAACCACCGAGCCACACTCCACAAACCAGACCAATAGGCCTGATTGCGGAGTGCAACTGCGGAGATTACTCCGTCAGCGTCCTGGCGTGAGGTAGGAAGTACCTGACGGACTTTGACGATAGATATGTCATTGCCATCATAGTACTCCTTACCGCAAGACTCTCTGAATCTTCCGATCCAGTAGGACTTGCCGACGTTAACCCGAAAACCAAAATTCTCGAGTTCGTCGATCACGCTCAGCACATGTTCTCGTGGGACAATCAAATCGTCCCCGAAAACTCGCACCTGCTTGGAGAAACGATTGACAACCGTCCTCCAAGAGAGCGGGGCACTTAGCTCCCTCTCTATCCCCATGTAGATCACGGTCAAGAAGACCATGGCCTCAAAAGGGAAGCAGAGAGCTGAACCCATAGACGCGAACTTGGCCAGGCGAATAACGCCATGACCAGGTACATCAGCCTTTCGAGACCTGCAGGCTTGGACCGCCCCGCACAAATAGGGGTAGTCTTCCAGCAAGTACCGTACATGCTGATTCGAAACGCGATCGGAAGCCTCACTCAGATCGAGTGTGGCCAGATCCCCGCTGAGGGATCCGGAACGAGCCATAACCCTATTGGGTTCTTGGTCGTCAAAACCGATAGCACGGTAGAGGAAACCATCCTCTTTAACCGCGCTTAGAATCGAGCGCAAAAGAGCCTGCTGCGTATATTGCATCGCAGTCGGCTCAATCGCAATGATTCTAGGCGTTTTGAGCGTTTTAGGAACGGTGATCACCCTAACGGGAATCTCCGAACCGGGTTCGATGATGTCAAGATCCTCACCTAACTCTTCCTGATATTCAGGCTTGAGATTAGGGATAAGGAACTCTTCAGCCGGAAAATAAGGCTGAAGACGAGCGGGCCAGGACCGCTGATTCCACTTAGCATTACTACTAAGTCGATCAGCGACAGCGCCTGGACCATGCTTAGGGACTAGCCGTCCCCAGTAGATATCTCTATCTACTTTGGCAAATAATTCGCCAAATAGCATCGCGCTTATACGCTTAAAATCCTCTATATAAAGAGGATCCAAGCGTGCATCCGCGGCCTTGACATCATGCTCACATTGAATGTATTCAGCCATCGCTAGGCGCTCCCGTTCGGGTGTTACCACCCGAGACCGGTTACCCTGGGAAGGGTCCGGTGGGAGACCTATCTTCGAGAACATCAGCGTAAGCTGACGTATCGCGTAGATTGATTCGATGTCTGGATCATCCAAAAGTGCACCACTGGCAGGATCAAACACACGTCCAAGGAAACCTTGCATAAAAGCAGGGAGACCAGTAAGACGGTTCATCTTAAAAGATGAAGCGTCCGAAGGGACGACGAAACCTTGGTTAAGCCATTTTTGGACAGCTTTTCCAAAGTCCGCCAGGGAAATCGCTAAAAACGATAACCCCTCGTGTTTGGTCCGACTTTCGACATATTTTATGTCGAAAGCGGCGCTAGTGCGGCATCGTACAGCCAATTCATTGGCTGCACTGGACCAGAGTGACGTCAGGCTTTTCAAGGACCCCTGAGATTTACTCAAGGTAATCCTTCCATAGCCTACGTCTCATGGTGCCTACACGGTCCAGAACTCGTCCTTCCGGGCGACCTCGTAGAGGACGCTCGTGGGGACGAACTTCCGGACCATCTCCATACGCAACTCCTTAAGGTGCCAGCCGACAGAGACCGATTGGTCTCGTGTCAGCCACCACCTGTAAGAGTAGAGAATGAAGAGCCAGGACGAGGTTTCCGAGCCCACCTGCAAGACTTCCGTTAGGAAGTTCTCGTAGAGAGCCGGTCCCACGCCACGGCGTAGGCAGGATTCCGTGTGCTCCTCGAGCTTTTCGAGGAACTCGGTGATACTGTCATACTTCATAAGCTACTCCTCATATGAGTTGCGTTGATTGTGGAAAGCATCCACAAGTAGGGTAATCCTGGGTTGTAACCCAAAACTTCCCAGTTCCTATGGATACTGAACTACAATTTGGAGATCGCAGGATCTCGCTCCTTGCTTACGGGCACAAATTGTGACCGAAAAGCAAGGCATCACCAGCTAGATAGAACGCTTGACCCACGATAACCATGAGTACCACGGTCTTTCGACCGAAGGTGACACGTGGATCGTAGTCATAGCGTCGGCGGCCAGGAGAATTATCTCGACGGCCACCTGGTGACTTGGAACGAGCAAACTTCCTTTCGGAAGACTGCCCTCCAGCCACTCCTCTAGCTCCGCGGTTGTCTCCGACCCTAAGGGGTGAAGTCGTAGTTTTACGACTCCCCACCGAGGGCCTTAGAGATGACCGCGTTCGAAGTCGCCGTGAGCCAGGTGTTGAACCCGACCCAAACGGCGAGCTGCTCAGCCGGCGTGTAACCGACATCCGGAACGTCGAAGACGATGTAATTGCTCATCGACTTTCGAACGTTTTCCGAAGTGTCGAACACGTCGGCAGCGATCTTCGAGGTGTCGAACCGAATCATCCGTCGGATACGCTTCCCATAGTCATGGGAAACGGTCAGACGGTTGTACCCATCGCCACTCATGTACTCGGACTTGTTCTCACCCGTGGAAACACGGGGGAGCACAATGCCCGAACCTGAAATGGTAATGGTATTCGGATCGGCGAGAGACATAGGCATCACTCCTAGAGGGTAACAAGCCCTCAATTTGACGGTTTGCAGCTAGGTACAACATCCCTTACCTACGCCTGGAAAGTCCAAGCGCTGTAAGGATGGCAGTTTGCACGTCTGATAAGGACGTCAAATCAAAGCCAAAACCATACGGTGTTGCTCGTCGCCGCTGTTTTGTCTCAGTGACAAACTCAACGGCATACGGTGTGCCGGACCCATCATAAAATGTATGGGGATCGACACAGTTATAGGTACGTTTTGCAACAGAATGTTGCATCATATACCCATATCGCAGCACCAGGCTATGATCCGCAAAACTGTGGACGTTATGTAAAACGTCGCCAGTATTCGCGAACCAGTCAAAAGCCCAGCTCCACGGAGTAACATTCCACACGGCTTCTGGTGTGAGATCGACATTGAAAATGTTTTTCAATCCGTCTCTAGCGCTACGCATCTTGTCGCGACTTATCCAGTCGGAGGGAAGATAGTACGTAAACGCACCAGAAAACCAGCGGCGGATCTCCAATTCATCGGAGATTACCACTTGGTGTGAATTCCCAGGGTTCTCAAGGCGAGTCTGGCGAGGCGCATAATAAGGCGCTGCCAAATCCGTCCAGGAACTATAGGAGATACTCCGTTCTACCGGAAACTCATAATGCCTGCGCACGCTCTTACCCGCATCACGTTCATACTGATCGATTACTCGTTCAGCGTTCGCGATTTGGTCATAGGAACTTTTAATGTCCCTAATAAGAGGCGCCCATCCAAATTGAACGTTAAGATAATCCTGACCGGCTCTCTTATCGAGGCCTTTCAGGTTCTTAGTACGTTCTTCCCAGAGCTTGAACTTGTGATGTGGAATACCATCACGAAGCATCTCGCCTAGGAAAGTGGATAGGTTAAGCACGGCATTGGTAGGTGCGACGTTAGCTATGGCGGTTGCTCCCAGTTTATCAAGCTGAGAGTTGGATGCCTGGCCAGAATTGGCCATGTACCCACCGTCTAGGTTCGCGTTGGCATCAAAGGGGTAAACGGGTCCATCGTAAGAATGATTCTCGATGAATCCGCCACCACTATTGTAGCCGTATCTCTTCACATGGGCGTCAACACCCTTACGGGTAATATAACGCTT